GTTTAATGCTTTTACAGAATAACCATACATACTATTTGTAAGTACATTTGAATTAATTAATTCTTGAGAATAAATCCATTTAGATGAACCTGCTCCCAATCTATTATATACGTGTGCTGTGCCACCATTTTTAATTCTTGAAGAGAATGTTGTTGCCGCGCCATCAAATGTAGTTGACTGTTTCTGATCACTTGCTGGGTCATTAACATATATAGAACCATAACCCAAGTTAGTGATTGATGTTGCACTAAATCTAGAAACATAATTATCAAACGTTGGCTTAACTCCTTTTGACTCTCCTATTGATGTAATTACTAATGTATCACCTGTTGAATTTATATCAATGTCGAATCCAAAAATTGTACTAGACGTTACTGCGGAAATAGGAACACTAATGCGTTGATTGTGCTTATAATTTTCAGTTGCGGTATCCCAAATTAAAATATCAATCACACCACTTCTTAAACCAATAGTTGGATCGTACGCATATGGACTTGACACTATTAAATATCCACCATCTGCTGACATTTTTATTTTACCTACAGACACCGATGGCGTAACATACGGGCCAAACACATCGTTATAATTCATTGCATAGGCAGTATTTTCTAAAATGTTTGCTGTAATAGTTTGCTTAAGAGTACTTGTTGTGGCAAAATCATAAACGTAAATTGCACCAGTTGCTCCAGAAATTGTTGTTCCAGTATAACCAGGGGCAGAAACTGCAACTCGTGTTAACGATATATTGCCGGTAATGTCATACCCATAATATTCATTCTTTGCATTTGTAATGCTTGTACTGTATGGAAGCGATAGTGTTGAGCCCGTTGATACTAAGAATGTTCCTGTTAATCCAGAACTATCAACATTGATATCATAGATATAAACAGATCCAGTACCCGTAGCATCAATCATTGGAGCGCCAACAAATAAATGTTGCGTAGTACCTAATGTATAACCAGAAGTTAATGTATTAACAAATGTAATTAATGTTGACGTATTAAGTGTTTGTGCTGTGTTAACTGTAACAGTACCTTCCCCAATGCCTGTAACTTTAATTGCAGATTGGCTTGATATATAAGGACTTTGAACAATACTGTTTATTAAAATACCAGCAGTACTGGCAACATTAATAGTTGTAGATGCAGGATATGTAGTTGTTGCATATACTCTTGTATCAAAGTATAGTGAAGTAAGTGCTGTACTTGATTGTGCAACGCTGACTGTAATATTATTATTTCCGATAGCTGTTACTAACGGGAGTCCCGTAATATAAGTGCCAGTCATTAAATAACCAATTTGTATATTTGATGTAGTAGCAACTTTAAATGTAGTTGTATTAGTGTAGGGAGTTGATAGGGCCACACTCCAACCAAAGTTTGTACCAGTTTTGGCCACAGTAGTTGTAATAACCTGACTATTAGGTGTTAACTTAAATGTAGTTGTGCTTAGTAAAGAAATCTTTACAACACCTTGATTAATCACAGTACTTGTCGAACCTACAGGATTAACAATGTGAGTTGCAGTATTCGCAACAAATGTGCGTTTGACTCTTCCCGCTTTTGGTGCTCCGGCAACAATAAAATTATTTTTAGCATTATACGCTAAACTTTGGCCGAAAGAATTTATTAAACTATTTGTTCCTGTATTATAATAAGTTGAGATGTATATATCATTTAAAGAAAAACTATCTATAAATTCAAGTACATCAAAGCTATTTTTATTAAGTACAAAAACTTGACCATAAGTAAAATCTAAACGATAATCAGGAGCACCGACAATAACGATACTGCTGTTATCTTTTGAATCTACTTTAGTACCATAATGCTGGCTACTAATAGTTGCAACTGGAGAAACATATGGAGTTGCAGAATAATTATTAATCTTTTTATAAACTGACCATTGTCCATTAGCATCTGAATCAACCCAAATCTTTTCTCCGTACGCCCAACGATCCAAATAAGGTATATTTGAAATTTTGTCAAATGTTGACATTCTCGATGTTTTAAATGCAAACACTAAACCTGACAAAGGTAATGTAAGATTTGGTAATGAAGTAAGTGTGCTTAATACAACAAATTGATTTAAGTTTAAAATTTCTTGAATAATATAACACTGATCTATTGACGGATCTATGCCAGTAATACTAACTAAATCGTTTATAGAAAGTTGATGTTGATAATAAGTTGTAATTATTAAAGTTTGGCCAGGTATTCCAATAGTAACTTCAGTAACGTATGTAGGAACTTCGGTTACTCGAAGTACATCCCATTCTCCGTTTTCTTTAAATCCCATCCAGATTGTGTCGCCTTTCTTTAAAGAACCGTTGTTGGCAATATCTAATACAGTATTTTTGTTATATGCTGTAGCAGTAATATCATCAGCTCTCACATAACCTGCAACCGGAACTTTAAACATATTTGTATAATCGTTGCTGGTTGAAAACACTGATGTAATGTCAAAATCAGTTGGGCGTAACGGAATATCTGACGAGTCTTTATAATAGATTGTATCAGTTACTGCTGTTGGTTTATTTTTAACAAACTGAATAATTTGAGGGTTTTCTAAAAACTTAACAGATTCTAATGGTGTTTCTAATTCTGAATATGTATTATATCCGCCATAATATCCAATACGGAAAGCCCATTCTTCGTTAAAGTCAATCGAACTACGGAAATTGTTTAAAGTAGCTTTACCTAAAGTTGAAAGAGATTTTTTAGTACCCTTATCACGAATCATGCCTTGATAAAATTTGTACTGTGCAATTGGGTCACTTACAATATAGTTTAAGTATGGACGAGGAGTATATCCGATTAAGTGCTGTGCCATTGCTTGTTGGCCAACATCAAAGTTATCAATATCTAAACTATAAAAATCTTCAAACTGATTAATTTTATAATCAAAGTTTGGCAATAATTGAGCAGTCGGTTTTTCGTTTAACTTAGCCCATTGCGTAAGATTAAATGATTCTGTCCCAGTAATTGTTTTCTTAGCTGAATAATAGTTTCCAGAAAAACGAACTACATCGCCAATACTATAATCTGTATATTTTTCCCATTCAGAAATTTCAGCTTGGTCAAATATAAAGCCAGGACTAAAGAAATCTCCGTTCCAATTAGCTGTTACGAAACCTTTAATTTTAATTCTGCGTTGGCGATATCCTGATTCCGAATCATAGATAATATCATTAAACAAGGTAAAGTTTTTATAAACAATAGCATGTTCTTTTTGGATTAGATTTAATCTTGCATAGAATAAACCTTCCTGTGTTTTAATTGTAGCAACACGGAATTCGCCGTCTAGTCTAGTAACTGTAAAACTATTTCTTGGAAATGATGCGCCGTCTGCTTTTAACAAACTAAATTCATAAAAATTATTTGTTACACTATCAACAATTCCAATATCGGAACGGAAAGTTAATTGGTTAGCAAAAGGACTTAAAGTAATAATTGCATTGTCTGCCCAGTTTTGTGTAGTCCAATATAAAAATTCTTTAGCAGTAAATGTCCAATCTAAAATTGTTTCTAAGTCGCCCTGGTATTCGTCAAATACAAATCCTTTGGCTTCTAACCATTTTCCGTACCCAATAATAAAATCATAAACGTCTTGTATTGTAGTATATTCTGCTCCGTACGGTATAACTACTTCTGTTGTGTCAAAATTTGTTCGTTTAAGAACTCCTACTCCGCCAACAGTTGGCAAGTACGGCAAACTTTGATAATAAGATGAAACAAAATTTAAACTAGTTGTATGTTTTTGTAAAACTCTATAGTATCTATCTTGATAAAATAATACCTGGTTTGATTGGTAAACTGTATTTGGCGCCCATGTTAGATAAGGCTCGCTGTTTCCGCCAACTCTTACTATTTGATCAACATTACTTGAAAAAGGTTTATAAACTGTAAAGTACGGATTATATCTATCGTAGCCTCTTACAGTCCATCCTCTATTTGTTTTCTGAATAATTAAACCAGAAATACCAATAGAATCAATAGGCTGACTTACATTATAAAATATTTCATAATCTTCTGCTGGAATCAATACTCCAGGATAAGGACTTGTGGGATCAACCGCGTCAATACCCACTTGTAACTTATCTTTACTTGCAAAGCCGCCTAATTTAGCCATCAATCGATATTCTACGGTTGACAGACTGTCTCTTAAATGACTTATATAATTTGCGTTTTTAGATAGGCCAGCTTCTACTACAAATACACTATAGCCAGAAGCCAGTACACGGCCTTCAACTTCACCGTCGCCAAAGATAACAACAGAGGTTGGATTTAAAAATGTATTATTAGTTCCGTATCTATATTCTCCTGCAAGATTTTTTGTTATGCGACTTGTATCAAAACACAACGACGCATATTTTGCAGGGTGGCCAAGGGCCATAATAATTTGACAAACATACGGCCACCATGAACTGCGGCGCCATGCAGTTTCAGCAGGAGCATGATCGCCCATTTGCCACGAAGCGGCAACTTGCTCACTACGTAACATAACAATGCGTTTGGGATCATTAGGATTAATAATTGGCGTACTTGCTAATCCAGAATCTGTAGGACTTACTAAATTACCGTATTCGTCTACCGGAATAATTGTAGTTAGGCCAGGGCGAGCATATAACGTATTAATTACACCGTTAACGCTACCGGCTTCTAAATCAGACCATAGTATATTATTTCCTTTTGTATAAGGAGCAGGGCCGTATTTGTCATTCCACCAAGCCGGCTCTTCACTAAGCCCTAACATTTCCCACGGATGAGTATGAGGGCGATCTGTGTCGTAGAAATATTTGTATACTCCTCTCCAGAATCCTTTAATTGGTTTCTTAGAGATTGTATCAATAGAACCCGTGTAGTTAAATGTGAAAGAATTTAATTCATCAAATGTTGAATTGTTTTGATAATCAACTCCAAAATATCCCGACCAACGTAAAAAATCAGAGGACATTAATTTTGCAATTTCATCTTGACTATAGCTATTGGTTCTAAATGCTCCCGGTAGAATCTCATTACAATCCATAAAATCTGGATTGTAATTAACCTTAATATTATTGTAAACTCGTGTTTCAAACTCAAGAAGAATTTCATCTCGATAGTCGCCAAACGCAATAGTAAGGCTACCGTCATGTCCTTGAATTACTTGTTGTGGTCCTGTTGTATAGGTAGTATCGGTAATAATTTGAGGTTTAAACTTTGGATATAGTCCCAATTTTGTAGGAGTAGGTGGAACAAAACTTCCTGCGGTAGTAGGGTAGTCGTAAATTTCGATTACGTCCCCTTTAACTAAAGTTTTACTAATTGTAATACTAGGATCATATTGATTAACAACGTAATCATATCCTCTAGTTAAAATACGATTGTTAACGTAAACCAATACGCATCTCTCAGATAAAACTGTGTCATCAAAAATAGTAGCAAGACTATAACGTGTATTGCGAGGATCTGACACCGTATATAAACGAGTTGTATGATTCTTACCGTAAGCAATCATATCTGAATAATTGTAATTGCTTGTATTTTCTTTTACTCTATTCATTGACAACATTGCTAAGTCAAGAGTCTGTCCAGCAGTATATGTGCCTTTTAATGAAGAAACATTTCTCATTAAATTAGATTTAAACTGATTGTAATCGGCGGCTGCTTTTCTTGTTGCCTCAATAATATTATCTTCTTGAGTACTTAAAAAATAATGTGCAAAACTTAAAGGGTTGCCGTGACTAACTAATCGAGTACCGTACGGTGTGACTTCTGAAACATCTCTTAAATTACTTGCGCCAGGAAATACTCCAACGAACTCTGCATGATTATCAACCATAGTTTTAACATGGTCGCCTAGTTCAGTATATGTAAATTTGCCAATTGGTCCATTCAAGGGATTGTTAGTTAAGTTGATTGGTGGTTCGTAATATCCATTAGAATTTGGAGTTTTTAGAGTACGTAACTTAATTAAAACTCTATCATTAACTAAGAAAGAAGTTGTTGATACAATAAATGCATTTGCGGCATCAGTAACAATAGTATATGTTTTGTTTTTTATTTGTTTTATATCGTTAACAAATACATCAACTTCTAAATCTTTAGTAAACCCAGGATTGTCGATTGCATTGATTTGAATATAAACAGAATCTTGTTCTATTACCTGATACTGAATAATAGGTATTGGCGTATCAACTGATTTAGTCCAAACTGTTGTAAATTTAGAATCTGTTAAAGAATTAATTTTTAAGAAACCGTTTGATACAGGCAACACTTCAATCTTGTTGTTTGCAAAATTTGTAAATGTATCAGTCATGAAATAGTTGTCAAATAGGTATTCTCCAACATTTGCAACATTTCGATATGCTAGATTAAATCCTAAAACAGAATCGTATACTGTGCCAATTTCATATCCAAATACTTGTGTTCCTTGGAAAGAACTTTTATAAAAAGAATTATCTGCAAATCTATTGCCATCTTGATCGTACAATTCAAATAATGGAAATTGATTTATTGCTGTTTTCTGTTGACCAAATATCCATGTTGTACCATCAAACCACCAGCTTGATCCTGCATACGTATCTCCCTTAGTAACAACGACACCGTTACCTAGTACAGGGATTGAATCAAATGCTTCATCTAAGTTAATTCTAGGTTCATTATCAATGATAGCAATCTTAACTTCATAAATTTTTCCGCGCACAAGCGGATCAGTTGCCGCATTAAAAACTACTCGGTGGCCTGCTTCAAGTAGTGAACCATCAACATAAAATCCTGTAGAATTTTCAACGTTCTTAAAAGGGTCTTTAGTATATTCATCAATTAAATCAATATTATCTTTGGCAATAGATCCATAATTATAAAGTTGCAGTCCTGCTTTAAACTCAATAATTGGACGTTGAGCTTGCATTTTATAATTAAAAACAGGACTTACTCCATTAGCAGCCGCGGTCTTAGTAATAACATCGGCGTGTATCCAACGGTTGTATATTGACCATTCGTTTTGATCAACACTTGCTCTATTAATTGTAATGTATTCCGGTGTTAACGGAACATATTCAAAATCATCAAATGGATATTCATCAAATGGTGTTGCATCAAAGTTAACATCTAAGTTTGTTGTTTTATCGGCGGCGGATTGTAATTTAGTATAGTCTACTAGTGTAATTGCTGTTCCAACACCTTCAACAAAATATTCTTTGCCAATGTATGATTCAGGAAAAACTTTACCGGCAAAGCGAACTTTCATTCCGTTTGAAAGACTTACGCCATTATATGATGTATACGTCTTCTTTCCAATAATTTCAGCATCAACATCTAACTCAGTATCTTCAGTAATAGTATCTATAACAATTTTACCCACAGCCGTTGGACTGCCTTCAGCAAAATAGTAAATTGTTTTTGGCGTAAATTCGTCAACAGTAAAAACTACTTGGCCAACTTTAGTTCCTTGTCCAGTAACGCCCGATGCAAGATTATTTGTCCCGGCTTCGTAAGCTGTTTTAATGTAAAAAGGAAAAATGCTGTTAACATTAAAAACGTATGTCAATCCTCTATATAATTTTAATAAAGGATTTGTAGTTGCACCGTCTGGAGTAAAAATTAAACTACTGCCATCTGTTGAATCAGCGACAGAGTAAGTACTAATAACGTTTTTCTGTTTTCCGTAAATTTCAACAGTATCCGGTCCTGTTGGCGCCCAGTAATACTGGCGGAAATTAACAAACTTATCCCAATCAATGTGAGGATCATAAGAATAAGAATCAGGACGGAATAATCTATCAAGATTTTTAGTAGAAGCATTATTATACCCTAGTTGACCAATTAAATCATCATACCCCAATGCAGTCATAATAGCGCCGTTAACATCGCTAATAACCAAAGAAGGTTCGAGTTGATAATCAGTTCTTAATTTTGTTTTTCCAGCAATGTATTGGTCCGTTTCTGGATTATAATTTGGAGTTAGTTTACTTCCTAAAAAGCCACTTACTCGAGTAAGCTGTGGTTGCTGTATAAATTGATCAAGTGTACTAGATAAAAATTTAGTATTTTTATCTGTTCTATGATATGCCGGAAGTAAATCAACAGATCTACGGGTATTTGAAGGATTATTAACGTCGACTGAATTTATTAAATCTTTACTTGCCATTATGCACTCGCATTGGTATTAACTATAATAGGTGCTACAGAATTAATCTGCGCCGCTGTTACTGAATCGATGATTTCAATATCTGCGGCTATTGCGCCACTAATTAAAATTTCATTAGACTGACATGCTATTTCAAATAAACTGCCAAAGGGTAAACTTGAATTTTTAGGAACAATAATAAAGTTTACAATATCAGGAGTCATTTGATTTAAAACATAAGTTGATAATTCTGTAAAATTAAATGATTGGCCAAAATTCCAATTATCTAAATTAAAGAAATTATTAATTGAAGCTAATATTCTAGTTTTCAAATCATTGTCACTTGTTTGCCTTGAACTGTTGCGGACAGCTTTGAATGTGGCTTGTAGGTTTGCCGCGGCTTGTGTTCCAAATAATACTTTATAGTTAGCTGTATGGAAAACTAATGTATCACTAATTGACTTAATTTCTGCAAGAGGGGCATAGAAATCATTTTCTAAACTCTGACTTGTCGGAGCCAATGGAGCATTTCCTGTTCCTGTTTTTAACCAATAACGATAAGAAGCGTCATACGCGGCTGTTAATACATAGATGTCTATAATATTTGATTTACTTGGATCAATTCTACGTTCTTCCCCACTATTGTGTTGATAATGGAATTTAATATTTGATCTACCTGACTTAGCAAAATAATTTGTGGTTAGTTTAAACTCGCCCAAAGTATATATTTTTACAACATCACTTCCGTAAAAATAAAATAAATCGCCTTCCGACGCTGACGATACGCTTACATACGTTTCATCAAAGTAAGGAGTTATTAACGTTTGGTCTGCTAATAATTGATAACGATTTCCACTGTCAATTATTTCAAAGTACACAAATTTATTTAGGTTACCTGCAGAATCAGTAGATGTAGGTTTAACAATTTCATCAAACGCATCTGGATTGTCAATTTGCCCATCATTGTTTGCATCATAAAAACTAACAACAACTTTTTTAGGTTCAACATAACCATCAGGCTCAGTTATTGCAGAATCTATTTGCCAGCGGTAATCGACTCCTAGGCCTTTTGATCTGTCTGTAGGAACATAATTAACACTTAATACATCAATCTGATCTTTAATAATTGTATCAGTTGTGTAGTCGTAGTTGTTATTCGAATAGTCAATAAAAAATGCAGTCTGTTGATTGCTTTCAAAAATATATTGTAATATTCTATATGTAACCGTGTATGCAATTCCGTTCCACTGGAATAGAACTAACCAGCTAGAATCTTTTTGCAAATTAGTTGTATCGCCTTGAAACGTGGGATTAAAATCAGAAATAGAATCTAAATTACTGTCGGTGATAATAAACCACTGTCGTGTTGTGCGATCAAAACTAAGACCAAAATTTCGTTCTGCTAAACATAAATTAACAATTTGTGTTTCTAATGCATAGCTGAATACGCTTACAAAAGTAGGTATAACTTCACTTATATATGCACCCTCAGGAATATTACCAGATAATATTACCGGGCCGGTGCCGTCATTTAATGCGCCACGAAGTTGATTAGTTCCATCACCAACTACTTGAATTACTTTAGACCATAGATAAGAAACTTGTTCAGTATCTGTAACGTCATAATCTACTATTTTATTATTTTTAAAACGATAGCCTGCCCCTGGCACAAATTTTACCAATGCACCTGCTGTAATATAGCTAGCATTATTACTACTAAAATATCCTGTTTGTACAGGGATTCCGTCAGCTGTTTGAAAATAGCCTGTTACCTGTGATGATTTAGTTGTAACTACTTTCCATATATAGTCTAATGAATCAAAAGAAGGACGAGTATAATTGTTTATGTCATAATAAAAATTCTTAAATGTACTCGAAGAAACAATAGGTTCTAATTGTTGTTTAATTGCTCCGTAAACTTCGTTACGAGAATTAAATTTAAATTGGAAACTAGGTAACTTGTTTTCTTTATAAAGGATGCCGTCTTTGGCATATATGTCTGTGCTAGAATATTTTCCGCTGACATCATTTAATTCAAAATATTTTGAAATGCCGCTAGATGCGCGATTAATACTTTTAACTTTTAAAATATTATTACCAACTGTTAACGGAGCAATGTTATAATCCTCAGCAGTGATCATTCTATTTTGTAGATAATATGTTTGAGGTGCTTTACTCTTAATGCTGGCAATTGATTCTGAGCCACTACTATTAGTAACAGTATATTGTAAACTTAATGTTAAAGTAAGTTGATGAGTATTACCTGCTTTATTTGTATAAGGTATGACAATATTAATTCCCGACATTTGATCAGGAGTAATTGTATACGTCTGCCCATTGCTTTGACGATAGAACAAACGGAAGTTACCTTTTGGTAAATCACCAAACGAGCCATCAGCAAAAGTTAAATCGATCTGATCGTTTGCTCTTGACGATACTGTATAAAAAGTTCTTATATTATTTGCAATATTATTATAAACTGCATTGTTACCAACAAGTGATTCAACTCGTGTCCATAATTTGTCATAGGTTCCGGCAGCACTTAATTGCCATAACCAAACGTCAGTATTGTTAATACCACTTGCATTAATGCCAATAATTTCATTAGGGACCGGGTTGCTGATATTAAATCCAGTACTAGCGATTGTTCCTTGACGGAAGTGTACAAAGAAGCCAGCGTTAACTGATCCAGCTCCTTGATTATCGTTTTGAAAGATATAACTAAATGCGCCGCCGGGTAAAGGTGGCTCTTCATAGACATAATCTTTTTCAGTAAATGTTGCGCCAGCAAGTTCAAATGTCATGCTAACGCCATTAATATTTTTTGTGATAGTGTAGACTGGAATATCAGTTCCGGCGGCACTAATTCTATATTGTTCTGTTGTAATCCCATTAATAGTTTTACTATCGAATGGGCGGCCAAAAACTCCACTTCCCGGCATTGCCGCATTAAGAACACTAATAAACTGTTGATACCAATTTGTGTTTGTGGGATCGTTCCAAGCAATAAGCTGGTTAGCTAGATTAACACCGTTAGCATCAATGATACTCTCAGTAGAATTAACAGCGGAAATTTTTAATAAACCGTTTGCAGGAATGTTTCTTTTAGGATTATAACTAATGAGCTGTGCTAGACGTAGTACAGAATCTTTACGTTGTGCTGTTTCTAAAAAGTTTTCACGAGCATTTAAATCAACACGGAAACTTAGATTTTGACCTAAGTATGCAATTAGATCAATCAGCGCAATATATTCGCTAGAATCAATATAATCGTTAAATTCTTCTGGATATGTTTCACGCAAATACGTGATCATTGTGCGGCGCAGAGTATCAAAGTCATAGCTCTGGAAGTCTGCGTTGCGGAAGCTCTGGTAAATCTTAGTCCAATCTTCAGCGACTAAAAGTTGTGATTTTGTTGACGGTATCATAATATGTTATGCTATTCCTAGATAACATATTTATTGAAAAAATAAACCGGGTATATTATTGTTGCGAAACTAACCCAAGCTCTTTATCGAAGGATAAACGCATGTCTTTAGACATATCTTGCTGACTATAAAACAGCGTGGCTTCAATAACAAGACCGTAATCAACATCAGTAATATTGATTTGCGTAGGTGTTACTCTAGGGTCGTAATTAAGAATTCTAGTAACATCTTCGCTGATTAATTGCTTTACATCACTAGTAAACGGCTCGTAAATTAAAGACCAAATTACAGTTCCAAACTCAGGATTCATTACACGTTCGCCCTTTTTAGTTTGAAACATGTTTAAAATATCCTGCTGTATTAGGTCAAAATCGTATATCTTGTTAGTCAAAGACAAGTCGTTAGCTGTACTAAATCCTTTATAAAATTGACTTTTTTGTACGCTTGATTGGTTGCTAACGTTGTTAGGAGTGATTACAATATTCTTATAAGCCATAGTGATATTTATTTGTTATTAATAGGGGAAGAACCAGTCTGTACTGGTTTTCCGTCGCCGCTAGTTAATACACCGCTAGTTGTTCCTACAGCACCCTTAGGTGTAATACCGTTCGCTTGAAAGTCGGCTTTATAGGCGGCATAAAATTGTTTACGCTGGGCTAGGCCGTTAGTTCCACCGTTAACGAGTGCAGATACGCTTGGGCAGTCGTCCCAGAACGCATCAGAATCTGCATACGCTTGTGTCATTGTTTTATTTTTAAATCCAGGTTTCTTGTAAACGTTAAAGAAGAATAACACAGACTTACTTGCCCATTCTAGTTGTTCTACTAGTTCTGGTTGGTTTTCAAAATTAATACCCGAAGATTTAAAGTAAGTTGTCATCTTCTTATAAACATCTCGGCCAGTTAATTGAATAAATCCTCGGCCTTTGTAACGGATGCCATCTCCAGATTGTGTGTTACCTAAGTCTTTACGACCTTCATATTCGGCACCACTAGCAAATTCTTTAAGAGCTCTAAATCCTGCACTTTCAACTTTACATTGTGCCATCCAAGACGCAAGTTTAATAGGACTTGTAATACCTGCATTAACAAGTACTGCTTGCAAGTACTGTTCATTTGCGGCGGCTGATTTAGATAACGGAACCGAAATTGGTTTATCGTTAACTGGAGGAGATCCTGCCGTTTCTGTTGTAGTCGGGCTTCCTTTACTATCAGCTGGCTTATTAACTTGTGTGTCAAGTCTACCTGGAGTAAATTGATCAGGATTAATGTTTTCGTGTTGATCCCAAGGTTCATGCATCGGAACACGTTGCATAATACTTGTAATGTCGCCAGCTTTATAGAAATTACCGTTAGTCCATCCAGACCCAGAACTGCGAGCTGGCAGGGTAAAAGAATCCAACTTGTCAGGAACTTCTGCAGAAATTGCACCCGATGCTATTGCGGCCACTGCCGCAGGACCATTCATTTCAATGCGTCCCGCAGTTTCTCTGTGTTCTGCACTAGTAATATTTGAATTGCCTGTTGCAGAAATTTTCCATGCTCCGCCTGCGCTTTGATTAATATCTGTACCTGCTTCAAGATTTAAATTTGTTGCGGCTTTTACTTTGAAATCTACACCAGCTACAAAACTTGTTGATTCACCAGACTTCATTCTAAGTTCTGCGCCAGCGGTTACTTGTAAATTGTTAGCAATATTAATCTTACCTTCGTTATCGCAACTTAGATAAAATCTATCAACGCTTTGCATTTGCAATCCGCTATAGGCCTGCATATTAATATTGCGGCCTGCTTCTAAGTTAATATCACGGTCAGCACGGAAATTAAAATCTTGTTCGCTGTGAATGCTTATACTATCTTCAGCATAGATATCAATTTTACCGTTACTAGATAATTCAACCCACGCACTACCTTTACTGTTAGAAATGTAAATTAAATCACTACTATTGTGCATTAAAATTTGATGGCCAGTTCTAGTGCGAATACGTACTAATTCATTTTGACCGTTTTTGTCGCCATCATCCATGACAAAGGTGCTGCCGCCAAGCCGGCTTACAGGAATTCTAACATTGCTACCTTGAAAGCCAACTGATTTTCTAGGAGCATTAACACTAGTGTCAACTGGCCCAGGAGTGCTAATACCAAATACTTGGCTAGGAACTTCTCGTCTAGCAGAACTAGATGTTACTCCACGTACTGTGTCTAATAATAAACCCTGCTGTACAAGACGATCAGCAAATGGGTGAATAGCTTTTGTAAATGTGTCTGGATTAGGCACACTCATGTCGCGACTTGCTTTGTGGAATTCTGCAACAGGCAAAAGTTTTGTACCGTACTTGGCTTCGTCACCGGGACCAACTGCTGAGTACTGGCTTGCGGCAATACCCGGAGTCATTTGATTTTGGTATTGATCAGGGACACAACCAAACCAGTAACCTTGGTTAGGATCTCCGTCAATAAAGATAACCATAACTGTACAACCAATGTCTGGAGGTACCATCCAAAAGCCGTATGATTTTTGTACGTCTTTAAAGTCTGAAGAATTATTACCTTCAAAAGATGCACTTGTCGATCCAAAGAAAGGACTACAATATTTTACAATAACGTTTGAAGATTGTGTATTAGGCTGACCAGGGGTTCCTTTAATAACTGCAACTTCTAAACTACCCATGTATGTGGGGTCAAGGTGATTTACTACCTTGGCAAGAAATGGGCCAGGACTGACTTTTTGTTTCTGACTTGATCTTTGATTTTCTGCCATTATGCGCTCGAACTTCCTAAAATATTAGTATCGCTTACTAATTTAGCAAGTGGACTGCTTTGCTTACTACCAAACTGGCTGGTTACTGAGAACCCTAAGTTAGCTGGTCCCGCCGTTTGTGCAATATTTGTAATGTTAGTAATATTACTTTCTACTGAACCCAATCCAATACTAGACGGAGAAAATCCTTGTATGCTATTTTGTGCTAGAGATCCTACATTGTTTGCTAGGCCGGCGGCGGATCCAATTGTATTATTGACTAACGAATTAGCGTTAGCCACGGAACCTAATAATCCTTGTGCCGATCCAAAATTTAAACCAGCGCCTGCTGATAATATTCCTGCTGGATTTGTTACTTTGTTTATATCTGTTAGAGGTGCCAAATTTGTTTTGCCTGCTAATAAAGATTTAGTACTACCGTATTTTTCTTCTAGTAGTGCGGCTAATGCAGGATCTGTGAGTGCGGCTGGCGCAGTAACTTTAGGCTGTATTGCGGGTAGATTTTTTAACTTGTCTGCACTTAAATTAGCAAAACTAATACCTTGTTCTTTTAAACTTCCTAAGTCAGAATTTTCAGGAATGCTTTTGGCAACATCTTCAAGTTGTGCAATCATCTTACTTGATTGTTCAGCAGACATGCCTGCTAGTGCAGACGGATCAATTCCTAATTTTGCGCCAACTGATGCAACATCAACTGCCGGTTTAGCACTAAACAAATTAGTAACAGCATTTTTAGCATTGCCTAGTGCGCCGGTAACAGCACTTGCACCTTTACTTGCAAGACTGGTTACTTCGCCAGTTAATGAACTTGCACCATTAAGTAAACTAGATGCTTGGCCACTAACTGCAGAAATATTAGCGGTAGGTAGTGCAGATATTGCGTTTGACACATTTTTAGCTAGTGCAGTCGGTGCGTTAACTATTCCGGATAGGCCAGCAACTGCCGCACCAGCACTAGCAAGACCCGCGGCGGGAATATTTGCAACTGATGCAACATTTCCTAACCCAGATGCTGATAATCTAATACCGCTTGTTAACGCATTAATTCCAGATACAGGACTTATACCCAATTGGCTTGTAATTTGATTTGTAATACCTGCGGCTCCCGAAACTTGATTTAACAAACTGCCAACAGATCCAGTTATGCTGCCTAGTGAAGTTTTTCCAAGTGCCGAATTTGTAAAATTGCTTAAAGCGCCGGGTAACCCGGTTGTAGGTAAGCCTCTGCTAATTAAATTTGATAGGTTAAAATCGCTTGGTCTAATGCCAGATTTTAAAACATCCGCAGGTGCAGTATCTTTAATTTTTTGTTGACCGGCCAACGGAGAAGTAGCAAGGTCGGGAGCTAATTTTTCTGTTCCTTTTCCTAATATTTGGCCAGGTACACGAATTATGTCTAGCGCCTGAGTGAACAGTCCATCTTTAAAATTATTTTTAAGAGTTGTAACTCTATATACTCCGCTAAAAGACAAAGGCGCAACACCAAAATCCATCATTCCTGTTTTTGTATCTATGTCTACAGGGTTTTTAAAATTAATGTTAATAAACAAATCACCTTGTGTTGTTGGTGCTTGACCATCAACTGTCATCATTGGTTCTTTAAGATCAAGGTCAGTATTTCCCATGCCTCCAGTAACTAGATAATAAGGATCTCCCAAGATTTCAATATTACCTTGGATCATATCAACGTTGTTTAATACAGCGTTGTGTAAATTCTGTGCTAGTTTAGCATACGGGTCGGCTTGTACTTGTCCGGCTTTTGCTTCACCGCCAAACGTATTTTGATCAGGATCAACTCCGGTTTGTGCAGTAGGTGCCGCATTGGCATTTTTTTCTTTATCAGTTACGGCAGTACTTGCTTTATTTTTAACGTCCACGACGTTATTAGGACCTGCCGCAATAGCTTTTTGGTTAACTGCTGGTCTATTACCTAACATCGCAGGAATGGCAGTAAAATATAGATTATCAAATTTAAGAGAAAACTTTGTAATATCTAAGTTCTTGCCTGTATAGATATAATTGTAATCACGCTTAATTTTTTGTTTAATTTGTGTAAGGTCTACTTCACCTTGTTCTTGTCCCGGTATTCTAGTATAATGCATTTGATACGGTTCAAGGACGTAACGATAGGTATTAAAACGTTTATTGTTAACATCATCTTCTCCGTTAATTTCTGATTCCATTCTAACAGTGAAATATGTTACTAGTCCGTCACCTTTTTTAGCTTTATCTAAACTTTCCGCTTTTAACAAATCTCTAGTATAAGAACTATCTCTTACAATAGCGGCAATACAATCATGTATCTGACTACCAGAGGCAAATACTACCGTTCCGCCTTTTGGTGTTAGTTTGTCTGTCGACGGATTTGAAGTTGCGTTTGTTGAAGTTGAGCCAGGTACCGAAGCCGCAACGTAACCATTTTTAAACTGTGCCGGATCTCCCATCTTAAACACGTTAACACTAGTTAACTCGTCATTCATTTTAGCTTTAACAATATCACTATTATTATTTGAATCTGAATTTTTAGAAAGGACTGCGGCTTTAGTTTGTTGTTTGTTGCCGGGTGTGACTAATTTTGGACAACTAACTTCGTAAATGTCTCTGCCCGGTTGTTTAGTTTGTTCTTTTGTTCTATCCTCAACCATTTTATTAATGGCTTCAAAAAAGTTTTTAAGAATTTCTCCAACAGTTTCGCCGGCTACTTTAATATCGGCGGTAAGAGCATTGGGGGTACCTAGTCCCATTTGAGGTACTGGAACACTATTAACTTTATATCTAGTACCAGATTCATTTACATCAACCCCAATTTCTGTGATAGTAATTGGAAAGTATCTAGTACTCATTGGAACTATTTCCGGAGTACTTTGGTCGCCAGAATCTTTCCATCCTTGGAACTGAATGCGTAATGCAAAGGCGGCTTTCATATAGTCGCTATATCCTGCGGCTTGGGCAGTAGCTTGCATTGCTTCAATTAAACCATTCATACTATATGGTTCAAAAATATCAAAAGAAATATTAGTTGCAATTGAGGACCCGCTTTGTTTAGTTCCGGCACCTATAATACTATCTACAGATATGTTGTCAATAAACATATCAAATCTACCAGGGCTATTTTTATTAAATCCGTTAACTAACCCAACCGTACTATCATAGTTTGTTGAGGAAGAATTTAATCCTTCAGAACTCACCCCAACTCCTCGAGTGCCCTTACCTGCAGAATTTAATACTTGATAAGTCATAATGTCTCGATCAAGTAATCTATTATCTCTAAGTGCATTTGGAGTAATTGCTCCAAAAGTCCAATTATAAGTCCAAGACCTATAATTATGTAATATATTTTTTTCGCTTGCTGAAAGAAGTTTAGGTCCGCCTTTAAATAAATTTCCATCAAATTTATTTTCAGGTGTTGTCTCAGTTGATGCACCTATGGATCTAGTTGTTGTTTTAACGGGAGTAGACCCGTCTTCAGTAATTGTTTTTTGTTCAGCAACATCAGCAACATCTCGAGGAGAAGGGCTCGAAGATACACCGTCTTCAGTGTCAGTAGCTAATACACTACCGTCATCAAAAGTTTCTAATGTTGACCCATCATCGAAAGTTTGAATTGCCATTTAGTAACCTAATGCTGATTTAATACTGTCAATTTGTGGAATGTAAATTACTTGACCTGGAACAAAGTCGTAAACAGGATCTTTAAGGACATCTTTATTACGAACAGCAAACACCCACCATAACTGGCTGTCGCCATAAATGTCGTAGGCTAATAAATCAGGGCGGTGCATAAACAAAGAAGTTATTTGAAATTGTATATCATTAACATTCCCTGGAATGTCAACAAAATTAATAATATCTAAATATCCGTTTTTTAAATTAGTATTGATATACGGACTTAGTTTGTTATATTGTGAACTCATTAGATATATCCTCTACCGCGTAAACTACCTGTCATCCAGTTATCAACGCTGTGTGCCGCCATTTCCCTGCGACTGTACATTACATTCAGTGTTAGGCTAATTGAGCTCATTACCGGAACCATGCTGTGTCCGTAAGTTGGGGGACTACCTTGTCGTCCAACTGCTATATAATCAACTCCATCGGGCAATTCGTGTCTCCAACTTGCAATTGATACTGGAACATTGTGCATCATATAATCACCATACGCATCAAATCTGCACACAGGCGGTGGACTACCGGCATCGTGGTCATTGCCAAATTTCATTTTTACCAGTCCTCTTAGTAAATGTATAACTCCTAAAAGTACTGCGCCTTCAAATTCATTTTGTACTGTAAATTTTGCAGTGACCTGAATAGGACCAACCGAACTACTCTTATAAAAATAAAGAGGAAAGTTTGAGTGTAAGGGACTTTGCGAATTATAGCTTGCTTGATTGTCTACGCTAATTGTAGGAGTATACGGGAATAGTATTCCGCCATTCTTTTGAATAATGTTTGCAGGTCCGGCCGCAGGCCCAACAAGATAGTTAGGTGGTACACGAAGTTTGACTCTTAGATCTTTTGCTTCGCTCCATTGTGCCATTGCCCCTGGAGTATTGAGAGGTGTGCCGCCTTTAGGAAGCATTGATCTTGTATTTGATGATGCGCCTGATGTAAAATCTGATCTTGATTGGTCTGCTGATGCTTGGGTAGCAGGTTCAACAAAATCTCCTCCCACATATACAGGATTATTATCTTCATCCAACGACCAGCCCGGGTTTAAATTGCCGTCGTCATCGTATGCTGTTCCCATAGGAGATATAGGACCGTTTGTTGGATCTTCTGGAGGAGTAATTGTCTCGGATGGTGCAGGAGTAGATGTTGCGTTTCCATCAGCATCAATTGCTAATGTGCTACCATCTTCAAATGTTTGAAAGGTTGATCCGTCATCAAATGCTTGAGTAGATTCAGTGGTAGTTGGACTAGCAGAATTTGATGTAGTAACTGTATCAGGTAAGGGAGTTGTTCCGTTTTGCTCTGCCAATGCGGCTTTGGCCTCATCACTTGCTTGTGCAGGGTCAATTCTAGCAATAGCAAGATCGGCTTGCGCGGCAACTTCTTCAGCGGCAACAATTGGTCGTCGTGCCTCAATAGTTGCGGCTGTGGCGTTGTCTCTTGCGGCTAATAAAGGTTTAAATTCTTCTTGCTGTGCATTCCATTGTGATTGAATATTTTGTAATGTTTGCTGTGCTGTAGTATCTGTTGGATTTGCGGCGGCGGCTCTTTGTGCAATGCCTAATTGATTTAGTGACACCTTACCAGGTCTAGCATAAAAAGCATCTAAGGCCGCTTGAGCCGCATTCTCGGCTGTCTTGGCTTGATTAAACGCAGGTGTTAATCTAGCAACCTCGAGATCCGATTGTACTATCTGTTGTTTTAATTGTTCTACCGTGGCCATCATTATCCCTCTATGCTGTATTTAACCTGATAAATAATGTGCTTAGTTAATCATTCGGTTGACTTCATCGTTGTTTTTCTGCTACAATAGTACTATAAGGAGGGTGCGCTAAGATGCCCAATACAGTTATTATTCAACCTTCTGGCCG